TATATTTCTAGAATTGGTGAGAATGACTTAATTTCGCAAACATTTATTTCCAATCAACCATATTTGGGATCACTATTCAAATCACAAAATGCTTCAACCTGGGAAGCAAGTCAGTGGGAAGATCTTAAATTCACTTTATACAGAGCTGACTTCATTGAAAGTGGAACTGCAGAATTCTACAGTCCACAACTATCTGAAGGTAATGGACAAATCGCAAAACTATTACCAAATTCACTCAAATTCAACTCACAAAGAGTCAGAGTAAGTCTATCTTCAACAATTAATGACCCAGATCTTACAATTGGAAATACAATAGTTCAAGTTGGAACTGGCGCTAGTGGAAATTATGTAGGAAATGCTGGAATTGCTACTGGAACATTATCAGTAACAAATTCTGGTATTGGATATACACCATCATCAGGATCATTTACTTATAATGATGTCATTCTTTCCAGACTTACTGGTAATGGATCTGGTGCTACAGCAAATGTTACCATTAGTAACGGTGTTGCTATTGCGGCAACCATTGTTAATAGTGGAAATGGATATAGAATTGGAGATACCGTAGGAATTACTACATTGGGTTCAGTATCGGTTGGAAGAGATGCTAAATTTACCATAGTTTCAATCGCCAATACAAATCAACTAATAATTGATAATGTTCAAGGTAATTTTGAAGTTGGATCCGCAAATACAATCACATACATCAATAACTCAGGTATAACTACAACCTTAAATGCTTCTCTTGGTGGAGGAATTTATGCTAGTGAAATTATAACTGATAGTGATGGTTTACATATCAAGGTAAACCATAAAAATCACGGAATGTATGCTGAAGGAAATCTGGTCACAATATCTAATGTCGAATCCGATATTAAACCTACAAAATTAACTGTCAGTTATGCATCAGATTCTACTGGATCAATAAGTGTTGACAATGCTACAAATTTTGGAACATTTGAAGGTGTTGGAGTAGGAACAACAAATCCAGGATACTTGAAAATTGGTAATGAAATAATCGAATATACATCAGTATCAGGAAATGTAATTGGTGGAAATATTGTAAGGGGAACAAATCCACTTACATATCCAATAGGATCTCAGGTTTACAAGTATGAAAATAATGGTATTTCTCTAAGAAGAATTAACAAGACACATAATCTAGATGATGCTACAGTAGAAAATCCAGTAGATTTTGATTATTATCACATTAAACTGGATATGTCTTCTGATGGAACTAACAGGTTTACTGGGTCTGGATTTAAAAAATTATATCAAAATGAAACTAAGTCCAGTGGTGGTTATGATATAAGAGCAACTCAAAATATTGCTTATGAAATTATCACACCAATTGTACAAAATCTGACTGTTCAAGGAACTTCATTAAGTGCTGAATCTAGAACTGTAACAGGAACAAGTATAAGTGGAAATGAAATAGCCTTTGTTGATGCTGGATTTGAACAGATTTCGATAAATCAAGCAAATTATCTTTCTTCCCCAAGACTAGTATGCTCAAAAATCAATGAAGATACAAATCTTGGCAGTTTGCCTGGAAATAAATCGATGAATATGAGATTGAGATTGAATACAACTAATACATATTTGTCTCCAGTAGTTGATACTCAAAGAGTAAGTGCTATTCTTACATCAAATAGAATTAATAGTGTAATCACTAATTATTCTACAGATAATAGAACATCATCTATTTTTGAAGATCCTTCCGCATTCCAATATATCTCCAAGGAGATAAGTCTTGAAACTCCAGCAACATCCGTGAAAGTAATTCTCAATGCTTATATCAATTCGTATTGTGATATAAGAGCTTTCTACTCAATAGGAGAAAATCCTGGATTTGAACCAATCTTCACTCCTTTCCCTGGTTATGACAACCTAGATTTTAGATCACAAATAATTTCTCCAGAAAATAGTAGCGGAAGACCAGATTCTTATGTAACTCCATCGACATCTCTAGAATTTAATTCTGAACTTCTAGACTTTAAGGAGTATAATTTCACTGCGGATGGTCTTCCACCATTTAGAAGCTATAGAATTAAGTTAGTTGCTACTTCAACTAATCAGGTGTACGTTCCTAGAATTAAAGATTTAAGAGTTATTGCTTTGGCGTGATATGGATTTTATTAAAGTAAAAGGTCACGATGGACTCATCCGTGACCCACAAACAAATTCAATTATTAATACAAAAATGTCAGAGTATCAAGAATATGTTTCTAGAAAAAAGAACAAAGAAGAAGAGCAGCAAAAGTTACAAAATTTAGAAAATGATTTTGCTAATATGAAAAATGATTTGAATGAGATTAAAACACTACTTAGGAGTTTTATAAATGGATCCTGATAAAATAGTTTTAGAAAATTTATCTAAAAATTTTGAATATGTCAAGGCTTGTATAGAGATTGATTCTATAACAGATGTTGAGGATTTGAGAACTATTGTAAAATCTTATATGAAACTTTACATGAAACAACAAGAAGTTCTTTCTGATATGTTAAGCAAACCATAAATATTTTAAGAGGTATTAGAAAATGGCGCAACCAACATCCAGACAAGAATTAATAGATTATTGTAAGAGAAAACTTGGTGCGCCAGTTTTGGAAATAAATGTGGCGGATGAACAAATAGATGATTTAGTAGATGACGCTATTCAGTTTTTTCAAGAAAGACATTTTGATGGAGTCGGTCAAGTATTTTTAAAATACCAACTAACTCAAGATGACATTAATAGAGGAAGAGCTCCAAATGGAGAATCACCCACGGCAGGAATAGTTACTACTTCAGCAACTACTTCTATAGCTGGATCTACAACAACTTTTAATTATAAGGAAAATAGTAATTTTTTACAAATTCCACCTTCAGTAATAGGGATTACAAAAATATATCACTTTGATGGAAGCAACACTACAACAAATAATATGTTTAGTGTTAAATATCAATTATTTTTAAATGATATTTATTATTGGGGATCGACAGAAATATTGACATATGCTATGACAAAAACTTATCTTGAAGATATTGATTTTCTACTTACTACTCAAAAACAGATAAGATTCAATCAAAGACAAGATAGACTATATTTGGACATTGACTGGGGAAGTGTTAGAGCTGGCGATTACGTTATTATTGACTGCTACAGGGCTCTAGATCCATCTGATTATACTAGAGTATGGAATGATTCATTTTTGAAGATATATTTAACCTCGTTGATAAAAAGACAATGGGGACAAAATCTCATCAAGTTTCAAGGTGTAAAATTGCCTGGAGGAGTAGAACTTAATGGAAGGCAAATATATGATGATGCTCAAAAAGAACTTGATGTTATTATGGAAAGAATGTCAAATACTTATGAGCTTCCACCACTGGACATGATTGGTTAATTCTTATGTTAAATCCTTTCTTCCAACAGGGAACACAGCAAGAACAGAGTTTAATACAGGATTTGATCAACGAACAGTTGAGAATGTATGGTGTAGAGGTGTATTATCTACCAAGAAAATATATAACAGAAAAGACAATTATAAAAGAGGTAATAGAATCTAAGTTTGATGATGCTTATCCAATAGAAGCATATATTGAAAACTATGAGGGATATGGAGATAATACTACAATATTGTCAAAATTTGGTATTCAAGCAACTAATGAAATAACTTTAATAATCTCAAAAGAAAGATTCGAAGAGTATATTACTCCACTAACAAGAAATAAAAATAATATAAAACTTTCTTCAAGACCAAAAGAAGGTGACTTAGTTTATTTTCCTTTGGGAGATAGACTATTTGAAATTAAATTTGTAGAGCACGAAAAACCATTTTATCAACTACAAAAAAACTATGTTTATGAACTAAGATGTGAACTGTTTAGATATGAGGATGAAGTAATAGATACTGGTATAGATGAAATTGATGACACATTAGAAGCGACAACAGGTGCTGATGGTGATGAAATCTTTGTAGGAAGAACTCAAACACTCACAATGATTGGTTCTGGAACTACAGCAACAGCAACAGCAACTCTAGTGAATGGTGGAATCAGATTAATAACAATCACAAATAGAGGTGGAGGATACACTAGTATTCCTTTTGTGGGGATTTCATCCGCTCCAACAGGAGGTATTACTGGAATAGCATCCGCAGTAATGATTGGTGGTGTTGTCGCCTGTAATGACAACGTAAATCCAGCAGCAAAATCAGTTCAATCAGTTGATATTATTAACGCAGGTTTTGGATATACAGTAGCACCAGGTATCAGATTTATCGGTGGTGGTGGATCTGGAGCTGCTGCTACAGCAACAATCGGTGATGGTATAGTTGGTATCGTAAGCATAACTTCAAATGGATCTGGATATTCAACACCACCAACTATAAGTTTTACCAACCAAATATTCTTAACAGGGGTAGCAACTGTTTCAGCAGCAGCAACAGCGATCGTCAGTGCTGCCGGAACAATAACTTCTATTAGAATTACAAACGCAGGTCTTGGGTATAGTGTGGCACCTACAATTGTCATTTCTTCTCCATATAGTACTGGAACTGGTAATTTCCAATTCAATGAAGTTATTACAGGACAAAGTAGTGGAACAACTGGTAGGGTTAGAAAATGGAATGCTGTTACTAATCAACTAGAAATTTCAAATATTAATGGATCGTTTATTACTGGAGAAACAGTTGTTGGAGCAGCATCTAGTGCCACATATCAGATAAGAACTATTGATACAAATATCAATGCTGATGGATATTCGGACAATACAGAAATTGAAATAGAAGCGGATCAGATAATAGATTTCGATGAATTCAATCCTTTCGGAGTTCCATAACTATAAATAGAAATTATCAGTACTAGAATTATATAATAGGTAAAAAAATGTTTGAGTATTTTTACAACGAAATTTTAAGAAGAACTGTTATAGCTTTTGGAACTTTATTTAATGATATTGAGATCCGTCATACTAACAACTCAGATCAGGTTGTAAGTATTATAAAGGTTCCTCTTGCGTATGGTCCAACTCAGAAATTTCTTGCTAGATTAGAACAATCGCCAGATTTAAATAAATCTACTGCGATGACTCTTCCTAGAATGTCTTTTGAATTCACTGGGTTAGTTTACGATCCCAGTAGAAAGGTAACAACAACTCAAACTTTTACTGCAAAAGATTCAACCACAGGAACAGAAACAAAAAAAGCATTTATGCCAGTTCCTTATAATATGCAATTTGAATTGAGTATTATGTCAAAGTTGAATGATGATGCTCTTCAAATAATTGAACAAATATTACCATATTTTCAACCATCTTATAATCTAACAGTAGAACTTGTTGATTCTATTAACGAAAAGAGAGATATTCCAATAGTTCTCGAAAATATCACAATGCAGGATGACTATGAAGGAAATTTCACTACAAGAAGAGTTTTACTTTATACTTTGAGGTTTACTGCCAAAACATACCTATTCGGTCCAGTATCCTCTGCTACCAAGGATGTTATCAAACAAGTTTCTGTCAATTATCTTACAGGTGTGAGTAGAGATAATACTACAAGAGAAGTTGTATACTCAGCAGAACCTAGAGCAATTAAAAATTATACTGGTATTGTTCTCACAAATCTTTCAAAAGACATATCAACAACTGACTCACTGATTACTGTAAATAACGCTTCCACAATAACAGCAAATAGTTATCTAGATATCGAAGGTGAGGAAGTTTATGTTAAATCAATATCAGGAAATACTCTCACAGTAGAACGTGGTAAAGATAACACAACAATAACATCTCATTTATCTGGAGCACCGATCAAATCAATAACTACTTCGGACAATGCTCTAATAGAAGATGGTGATGATTTTGGATTTACTGGAAGTGTTTTATGAAAATGACGAAAAAGTTCGAAAAGTTAGATGATACTTTTAATGTTGAAAGCGAGATAGTATCTTCTAGTTCTCTAGACTCCATAGAAAAAATTGAAAAAATACCTTCAAATATGGATGATGTGAAAAAAGATTATGAATATACTAGAGGGAATTTGTATTCTTTAATTGAAAAGGGACAAGAAGCTATAAACGGTATTTTAGAATTAGCACAAGAGAGTGAAATGCCAAGAGCATATGAAGTTGCCGGTCAATTGATAAAAAATGTAGCGGACGCTACTGATAAATTGATGGATCTTCAGAAAAAATTAAAAGAAATAGAAGAAGAGAAGCAATCAAGAGGTCCAACAAATGTTACAAATGCCCTGTTTGTTGGATCAACTGCTGAATTATCAAAGTTACTAAAAAAGCAACCAACTGATGAAGACATTTAAGCAGTTTCAAGAAGAGTGGACTAATAAATATAAAAAGAGTATTGATTGCTCAAATCCAAAAGGATTTTCTCAACGCGCTCATTGTGCGGCAAGAAGAAAAAGAGCAAAAGGTGAAGAAACTAAATCAAAACCAGTTGAATGAATAACCAGAAGTTTTCCTATAAAACACCACATTTGAAAGGTAAACAACACCAATTAGATCCAAATTTAGATCTAAAACAGTCAGTTTATCATGCAACAGTTCAATATGTTGATTGGGATAATGATGGTGATGTTGATGAATATGATAAGAAGCCAAAATTAGTTCCAGATGAAAACCCAATAGCAAATTTCGATACCGTTTCTAAAAAATTAATAGCAAAACAAAAAGGTGAAATAAAGCATACAAAAAGAGGAATTGCTTATGAAGGAACTCTTCATAAGTGGTTTAAATCATCAAGTTCAAAAGATGGCAAACCTGGTTGGGTTAATGTTGTTACTGGTGGAACTTGTGCTAGTGACGAACCCGGAGAGGGAACTCCAAAATGTGTTTCTTCGGCAAAAAGAGCAAGTATGACTCCAGAAGAAAGACGTTCTGCGGCTAGAAGAAAAAAAGCAGCAGATCCAGAACAACAACAAAAAACTGGTGCTGCAAAACCAACTTATGTTTCTACGGATAGTCCAAAAATGAAAAAAGAAGAATTGGATTTGCAAGAAGTAAAAGACAAACCTGGAAAAGGTAGTGGCAAAAAGGATGCTTGTTACCATAAGGTAAAGTCTAGATATAGTGTTTGGCCTAGCGCATATGCTTCGGGTGCTTTGGTAAAATGTCGCAAAGTTGGCGCAGATAATTGGGGAACAAAAACTGAAGAAATGCATATGAATGAAGAAGAAAGATATTGCCCATTATGCAACAAAAGAGAAGCAAGATCCGAATGTTCTTATGGAGGAAAAGCTTGGGATAAAGTCTCTGTAAAAGATGAAGAGTATTCAATGGTTCGTTCAGAGCTAAGCACCATTGTGGATGCCGTGAGAAGACTCCAAGCAAAAGTAGAAAATGGAGAAGGATCTTTAGAAGCTTGGGTTCAATCAAAAATTACAAAAGCAGCAGATTATATTGATACTGCAGCAGATTATGTTTCTGGTGGCGAAATGGAAGAAATGAAGTGCTGGCCAGGTTATGAGAAGAAGGGTACTCAAAAACTTTTTGGTAAAAAATATAATCGTTGTGTAAAAAAAGAAGACGTGACTATTGAGGATGCTGATGGAAATACTTTTGCCGAAGTTATTGATTTGATTGAACCAGAACCTATTACGGGATTTAAGTCTCAGGTTGATGAGGCAACTCGCATTCAGGCAAAGGTTGGAAATCTAGTAATGGTTATTTGTATGTGGAGAGGAAAAAGTTATTCCTTAAAGATGTTCTTCCCACAAGCAAAACTCCCAAGCAAGAAAGAAGTTGAAGAGCAAATTCAAAAGGTATATCCAGGCGCAAAAGTTATTTACTCCAAAGTAACTGAAAGAGAGCCAGGAGAACCATTTTTTCAAGTAGAAGATTGGCAAAAAGTCAATCGTCAAGACAAAACCGATGGTTTAAGCCAGAAAGCAGTAAATGCTTATCGTAGAGAGAATCCAGGTTCCAAGTTACAAACTGCCGTAACTGAAAAGAAACCCACAGGTAAAAGAGCACAACGTCGCAAAAACTTTTGTAGTCGTATGTCTGGAATGAAGAAAAGATTGACATCAGCAGAAACTGCTAGAGATCCAGATTCAAGAATCAATAAGGCACTTCGTCGTTGGAACTGTAATTAATTAAGAGGTTTATATTATGTCAAATGATGTTTATCTTGGCAATCCGCTTTTAAAAAAAGCAAATACTCCCATTGAATTTACTCAAGAACAAATTGAGGAATTTATAAAATGTCAAAGTGATCCAGTAAATTTTGCTAATAATTATGTAAAAATTGTAACTCTTGATCATGGATTACAGACATTCAAACCATATCACTTTCAAGAAAAGTTAATTAATAACTTCCATCAACACAGATTTAATATCTGTAAGATGCCTCGTCAAACAGGAAAGTCTACAACTGTAGTATCTTTTCTCCTTCATTATGCTGTATTCAATGATAATGTAAATATAGGTATTCTAGCTAACAAAGCAGCAACTGCTAGAGAACTATTAGATAGATTGCAAACAGCATATGAAAACTTACCAAAGTGGATGCAGCAAGGAATTATCTCTTGGAACAAAGGTTCTCTTGAACTTGAAAACGGAAGCAAGATCTTGGCTGCTTCTACTTCTGCTTCTGCGGTTCGTGGTATGTCATTCAACATTCTATTTTTGGACGAATTTGCGTTCGTTCCAAATCACATCGCAGATTCATTCTTTGCGTCAGTATATCCAACAATTACTTCTGGTAAAAACACAAAAGTAATTATCGTATCCACGCCTCACGGTATGAATCATTTCTACCGTATGTGGCACGATGCTGAGAAGGGAAAAAATGAATACGTATTCACTGATGTTCACTGGAGCGAGGTTCCAGGTAGAGATGAAGCATGGAAAGCACAAACTATTGCCAATACTTCAGAACAGCAGTTTAAGGTTGAGTTTGAGTGTGAATTTCTAGGTTCAGTCGATACTCTGATCGCACCATCAAAACTAAGAAGTCTAGTTTATGATAATCCAAAAACTCAAAGTGCTGGATTGGATGTATATGAAGAGGTCAAAGAAGACCACGATTATGTTATTACTGTTGACGTAGCTAGAGGAGTTGGTGAAGATTATTCTGCTTTTGTAGTTGTGGATATTACAGAATTTCCACATAGAGTAGTTGCAAAGTATAGAAACAATGAAATAAAACCAATGATGTTTCCAAACATCATATACGAAGTAGCTAAAAATTACAATGGCGCATATATTTTATGTGAAGTAAACGATATTGGAGATCAAGTGGCATCACTTCTTCATTATGATCTAGAGTATCAAAATGTTCTAATGTGTTCTATGAGAGGTCGTGCTGGACAAATAGTTGGGCAAGGATTTTCTGGTAAGAAAACACAATTAGGTGTTAAGATGTCCAAAACTGTTAAGAAAGTTGGATCTCTTAACCTCAAAACAATGATAGAAGAGAATAAACTCATTTTCAATGATTATGAGATTATTAGTGAACTGACCACTTTCGTATCAAAACACAATTCTTTTGAGGCGGAAGAGGGTTGTAATGATGATTTGGCAATGTGTCTTGTAATATACGCTTGGTTAGTTGCTCAAGACTACTTTAAAGAATTAACCGATCAAGACATAAGAAAAAGAATTTATGAAGAACAAAAAAATCAAATAGAGCAAGATATGGCTCCATTTGGATTTGTTGAAGATGGAATGGGAGATAATGAAAGTTTTGTAGATTCTACTGGAGATAGATGGTTTACAGATGAGTATGGTGATATGGCATATATGTGGGAGTATAGGTAATGGAAATAGGCAAGCAAATAAACTTAGGTCATTTATTGCTTGTTGATAGAAGGTGTAGGGTTTGTGGTGAGACAAAAAACCTAATAGACAGTTTTTACAGAACTCGTAAAGATAGAGGAGCAGTATCTTCGTCTTATTCGTATGAATGTAAAGATTGTACTATAAAAAGGGTAATTTTAAATAAAATGGTTTCAAAAGTTTTTGATAAATGGGAATATCCTGACTGGTAATCGGTTCACGTCAAGTTTCCCCTGCGAAAAGTAAGTTTTTAATAAATATTTTGTAGATAAACTGAGACTTTACGGAGAAAAAAATGGCGACTCCTCAATTATCTCCAGGCGTACTAGTCAGGGAAGTTGATTTAACTGTAGGAAGAGCTGATAATGTTTTAGATAATATTGGTGCTATTGCTGGACCATTCCCGATTGGACCTGTTGACCATCCTATTGACATCACCACAGAGCAAGAGCTCATTAACGTATTTGGAAAACCACTCTCAACAGATTCCCAATACGAATATTGGATGAGTGCATCTTCATTCCTTAGTTATGGTGGTGTTCTTAAAGTTGTTAGAACTGGTGGAACTACCCTCAACAACGCAAATGCTGGTGTTGGAGCAGCATATACAACATCATTAGATATTGATAACTATGACGATTATATCAATAATCATTCCGAAGCAAATAACTTTACCTTTGCTGCTAAGAACCCTGGTTCTTGGGCAAACAGCTTGAAAGTTTGTGTAATTGATGATCTGGGAGATCAGATCATTGGTATTACAACGACAAACTTAGCTAACGCAGGTGCTGTTATTGGATACGGAATTACAGCAGCTGTATCAGGAACTCTTGCTGGTTCTGGAAGCACAAGCACTTTTGTTGGACATCTAAAGGGAATTATTACTGGTGTTTCAACAGACGCCACAAACGCTGCTAGCACAATTACCGTAAAAGTTCTTTCTAGAGTTTCTTCCGCTGGAACTGAAACTAAGATTGACTATGCTGAAGGATCAGCATTTAATTCTTTCGATACCTCAGATTCTGTTTACTTCGTCAATAACTCTGGTATTAACACCGGTCTTTCCGCTGCCAATCCATTCACTCCTGCTTCCGTTACTGATTGGTACGAAAATCAAACTTTAGGTCTAACCAATAGCATAATTTATTGGAGATCTATAGCACCAAAACCAACATCAAACAGATATTCTCTAGAGAGAAATGGTAAAGGTGATGGAATTCACGTTGTTGTTGTTGATGACTTAGGAACTGTTACTGGAATTCAGGGTAACATTCTTGAGAAGCATTTAGGACTTTCAAAAGCACTTGATTCCATTTCTGCTGTCAATTCACCACAAAGAATCTGGTACGAGCAGTATATTGCTGATTTCTCAACCCAGATTTATGCTGGAGGAAATCCGTCAAGTGCTGCCGATTCCTATTGGGGAACCGCTCCAAGAGCGACTGGATTTACTACTTACAGTGGTGTTGCTGCTGCTTCGTTCACTCCAATTACAACCTCTGATGGTCTCTGGGGACAAAACGCACAAGATTCAACATTCTCAGCAATCGGAAATGTTACATACACTTTAGGTGGTGGAGTTGACTATTCTGCTTCTGGTGGAATGCAAGCAACCCTAGGAGATCTAATCACATCATATGGATTGTTCTCAAATAAAGATGAAGTAGAAGTTGATTACTTGATTATGGGACCTGGATTGACTGACAGGGCAGATTCGCAAGCTAAAGCATCCTATCTAATTTCTCTAGCAGAAGAAAGAAAGGATTGTGTTGCTACAGTTGGTCCTCACAGATCAGACTTGATTGGTATCACTAACACCACTACTCAAACTAATAATCTAGTAAATTACTTTAGTTCACTACCATCTTCTTCATATGCTATTTTTGATAGTGGATATAAGTATACCTACGATAGATTTAACAACAAGTTCCGCTATATTCCTTGTAATGCGGATGTTGCTGGTTTGATGACTCGCACAAATATTGTCGCTTATCCTTGGTTCTCTCCAGCAGGACAACAGCGCGGTATTATCAATAATGCCGTCAAGTTGGCATATAATCCAAATAAGGCACAAAGAGATAAACTATATCCACAAAGAGTTAACGCAATCGTTACTCAACCTGGAATTGGAACTCTTCTCTTTGGCGATAAAACTGCTCTTGGATATGCTTCAGCATTCGATAGAATCAATGTTCGCCGCCTGTTCCTCACAATTGAACAAGCACTCCAAAGAGCTGCTCAAGCACAACTCTTTGAACTAAACGACGAGTTGACAAGAGCAAACTTCAGAAACATCGTAGAACCATATCTCCGCGATGTTCAAGCGAAGAGAGGTCTTTATGGATTCTTAGTTGTTTGCGATAGTTCAAATAACACTCCTGATGTTATTGATAACAATGAGTTCAGAGCAGATATCTTCCTGAAGCCCGCAAAATCCATTAATTATGTCACTCTTACATTTGTTGCTACCAGAACTGGCGTAAGTTTTGAAGAAGTAGCTGGTACAGTTTAACTTTATAATCTAAATAACAAAAGGAGGACTTAAACAATGGCAACGACAAGAGAAAATCTAACAATCTCCAACTTTAAATCAAAACTTATTGGTGGCGGTGCTCGCCCCAATCTGTTTGAGGTAGAACTTGCTAATCTACCTGGTGATATTTCCTGGGACTCTGATAATTTCAGATTCATGTGTAAAGCAGCACAACTTCCTGCTCAAAACATCGGATCTATCGATGTTCCTTTCCGTGGAAGAACATTTAAAGTTGCTGGAGATAGAACCATCGATGCTTGGACAGTAACAATCATCAATGACGAAGGATTCATTTTGAGAAATGCTTTTGAAGCTTGGACAGAACTAATTGCCAAACTGGATACAAACATTGGAGCAACTGATCCAACTGCTTATATGGTAAATGCTAAAGTTTATCAGTTAGGAAGAGGATCTACAGCAAGTAGCCAGGATAATTCTGGAAGCGCCAATGCTGTTCTAAAAGAATATGAATTCATTGATATCTTCCCAACCAACGTAGCAGCGATTGATCTTTCATATGATAGCTCAGATACAATTGAGGAGTTCACTGTAGAATTCCAAGTACAGAGCATCAATGTTACCGGTGCTGGTGGTACGAACGGCTAATAAATAGTCTAAAGATTAATTCTAAAACTAATAAATTATGGCTAAATTATTTGGATTTTCTATAGAAGATACTGAACCACTATCTCCAAGTACAGTCTCCCCCGTCCCACAAAATAATGAGGACGGGGTTGACCACTATATGAGTAGTGGTTTTTTTGGTTCATATGTAGATATTGAAGGTGTTTATAGAACAGAATACGAATTAATTAAAAGATATCGTGAAATGGCACTTCATCCCGAAGTTGATAGTGCTATTGAAGATATCGTAAACGAAGCAATTGTATCAGATCAAAACGACGTTCCTGTTCAAATTGATCCTGACAATTTAAATGCGAGCGATGGGATCAAGAAAAAGATTCGCTCAGAATTTAAATACATCTTAGATTTATTGGACTTTGATAAAAAGAGCCACGAAATTTATAGAAACTGGTACATTGATGGGCGTATTTACTACCACAAAATCATTGACCTAAAGAATCCTCACGAAGGAATTAAGGAACTTCGTTATATTGACGCAATGAAAATGCGTTATATCAGACAAGAAAAGAAAAAACCAGAAGATAAATTCAGAGCAGTTAATGTTCTTAAGACTGATAATCCTATGGATTATGAGTTTCCCGAGATTGAAGAGTATTTTATTTACAACCCAAGATCAATTT